GTACTCGACGCCCTGCATCTCCCAGAAGCCGCGGACCGTGTTACCGGTGCCGTCGTTCGTGAGCGCGGTGATCCCGGCCCAGCGCCGGAGCAGGATCGGAATGATCTTGTCCTTCGAGTCAGCCGGCGTCGACTGCGGAGTGTTCTCACTGAAGCAGTTGACTAGCCGCGCGGAGCTTGCGCGAGGGTCGTTGTCGAGAAACGACCCAATTGGCAGCGGGACTTCGGTGCTCATCAGAGCGGCGCTTTGGCGCCCTTTCGCAAGTTCTCCTGCTCGGTGATCACCCGAAGGTTCAACGGAACATGGAGCCCGCTGACGGTCTCGCCGTTTAGCGGGTAGAAGTGATCCACGACGTGCGTGACGCCAGAGATCCGTGTACGCTGCTCCGCGACCTGATAAACTAACTTGATCGCGTCGAGGTCAGCCCAAGCCGGGGTGCGTTGCTTCTGGTCCGCACGCCACTTCGACCATTCGGCATTTTTCTCGGCACGATGAGTCTTACGCCACTTGCTGGAAGTAGCGTTTTTTCCGGCTCTACGGCGCGCGTAAAATTCGGGATCGATCTTCATGCGCTCCGCTCGTTTCTTTTCTGCTTTAGTCTGTTGCGGCTTCGTGCACGCGACACATGTCTGGTTCGCCGTATAGCGGGGGCCTATATGACCACGCGAACACGGCTCCCCGGTAATATAAGTCTTCCCTGTCAACGCCCGGCTGGCGCGTCGCGCAGCGGCTTTACCGCTTTGACGATCTTTCAAGTTAGCCGCGCGCTTCTGCGCCTTACGACGGGCCGCGTACTCTGGGTCAGCGGCTATCCGGTCACGTCGATTCTGTTCGTAGTCCATTTTTACCTCTCACCTGTGGATAAAAGTGAAAAACTTCAATAAAATCAATCACAACCAGTTGGGCCCACCCCAGGGTCCACCTTGACTACGTGACAACTCCCCGAGGTCGCACTCCGTCATTCGGAGCGAGCGCTTCACGAGCTGTCGGTGCGCCTTCGAGATCTCGCCACTTTCGGGCATCCCGGGAGTGTCGGCGAGCGGAGGCTCAAGCACGATCCCGTAGTGCGCCGCGAGCGCGCGAGTCAGCATCATCTTCACGCCGTACACGTCCGCGTCATGGAGCGGCGCGTTGTTGGCGAGGTTGGATTGCTTGTACCAACCGAGGTTGAGTCCGTCACGCTGCTCGTTCAGCAGCATGTCGTTCAGCACGTTGAGACCCGTGACGCCCTGCTCAGCGCTGGGAGAACTATTCTCGTCAATGACGTTGCACTTAAGCAGCGCGTATTGAATGATCTCCAGATTCTGAACAGCCACACGGATCTCCTATAAATTAGTCATTCCGTTACTCTGAACGGTTTTGGTAAGTCAAGCCACTAATCCGCTGGCTTTCACGGTGTGCGCGATCCGGGTGAGGGCGGTCGCGCTTTCTTGCTTTACTGCACGCGGATCCAAGTACGCGGATTAATTGCCGCGCCACTGGCTGGCTGGAAGCCATTCAACGTATAACGGAAACGAATCGTAGCCGCCGCACTACCCGCGCCCGCGGATGCCACCGGAGTAAACGTTCCTCCGTTAGTCGTCGGCTGCAAAAGTCCCGTATAAACGAGTGAGTCGCCAGTATTTGCATTAACCGTCAACGCAGTGATTACCTGACCGAGCGTAATCTCAGCCACCGCGCCATCGGTAGGATTCAACGGTAGATTGATTGTCAACGCAGCCAGGGTAGCCGGAGGGAGCACCACCAGAAGCCCAGTCTGCATCGTGATCGTGCTGCCCGTAACCACGGTAGCACCCGCGTAGAAATCAAACGGAACGCCTACAACGTCGCCGTGACCATAGCCAGCCTGATAGTTAGTCATATATTTCTCCTGTCAGGTTAGATTAGGCCGCCGACGCGACTTCGATGTTACGGACGGCCAGCTCAGGGTAGCTGAGAACCGCGCCGACGATCGAGTCAAGTCGAGCCGGGAGCACGTCGTTCGACGGGTCCCACTGCTGCGCGAAGCGCATGTTGTAACCCTCGAACGCTTCCGCAGCCGTCATCTTGACGAGTGGGCTGAGGTCGAGCATCGGAGGATTCGCGAACACGATCGCATCACGGTACCAGCCCAGCGACTGCTTCAGCAGCGCGCCGCTAATGGCCGACAGAGCCGCAGCTCCGCTCTGACCGAAGACGCTGATCGCAGCGCCCGAGGCCGGAACGTTGTCCACGTTCTGGTATGCCCCACCAGTGATGATACCCGGAGCGATCGGAAGACTGATCGCGCCCGCGGTGTCACTGATGGTCGAGGTCACAACGAACTGCTTCGGACGGCCAAGGGAAGCCTTGGTCTCCGGATCCACTTCGTTCACACCAGCGATGCTGATCACGTCGCCCGCGTTTACCGTGGTGCCGCCGCTGACCCAGCCGTTGGTGTTCAGGGTGAAGGTCGATACGAACGCGTTACCCGCGCCAGGGTTCGACTGACCCGCGCCGTTCACTACCGGAGCCGCCGTCGCGCCGAAGGTGCCCACGACGTGCGTCGGCATCTTGGTGTTACGGAAGCAGACGTAGCCTGCGGCCTTGTCGGAGATCACGCCCTCGAGCCACTGATCGGAGACCGTGCTCTCGGGCTGGAAGAGACCCTTGTTGTCACGCACGAAGTACCGCGAGGTCTGCGGGGTCGCCGTGAACGTACGCCGATCGTCTTCCGGAGCCAGTGCTTCCGTCAAGTACTGCTCGTTCTGGAGCAGTTGATCATAGGTGGCGGTCGTGTTGAACGCGCCCGTGAACTTCGGAACGTTGTTGACCTGACCCGTGGTGAAGTTCTCGACGCCGGCCGCAAGACGCGCCATGGCGGGTTCAAGAACCTGCTCCTCGAAGTTGTTCAACAGCATCGCGCGCTCCACAGACGTGAAGTTGATATCGACACCGAGCTGCTGGTTGACCAGCAGAGTGGCGAAGCGCTGTACCGAGTTCTGAGCGTTCATCTGCGGGCCAGTACGCAACTGGTACTGGAACGGCAGACGGATCGAGAGCTGCTGACCAAGAATGACCCCATTGATGGGGCCCGGCAGCAGGCTCTGGTAGTCACGGTTCGTGCGACCCGTGAAGTTGGACTTGGCGTGCAGGAGGACGAGCGCTTTGCGCGCGACCCACTGTGCCGTGATGAGTGAGTTAGCCAATTAAAACCCTTCCGAGTTATTTTTAGTCGAGCCCGCGCTGCTTACGCGCCTGCGCGCGACCTGACTGTTTGCTCTCCCTGTGCCGCCGCGCGAACTCGTCCATGTTCATAGATGGATCCGTAACGTCGCGCGATGCCGGCCGTCCCGCTGCCGGTGTCGGCCGCGGCGGGGGAGGAGCTTGAGTGATGGACTTCTGTTTGCCCGGTTTCGCACCGGACTGTGGAGCTGCGCCGTTCTTTTTGGAAGACTGCGAAGCCTCGATCTCTCCGATCATCCGACCGATCGTGACCAGCTGCTGGGCGGGACTCTGGCGCGCGATACGAATCGCGAGCCCGGCGTCCTTCCCGAACCGGTACAAGAGTTCGGCGGTGTGTTCGGATTGAGCGACGATGAGCCCTGCCTCCGGCGCCAGCTTATTAGCCGCCAGCACTGGATTGTCGGTCACGACTGCCTTGAAGTCTGGATGCTCTTTCTCGTACGTCTTGATCTTGGTTTCGATCTCAGATTCGAGTTTGCGAGCTGCATCCACACCCGTTACCTCGCGCACTGCTGCGCGGGCGGCGGCCTTGGCCTGAGCCTTCGTCCATTTCGCCATCTTGGCGCGGTACTTGTCGTTGTCAAAAGCGATGTCCTCGTCCGACAGGTCGGGCATAGGTTCATCGACTTCTTCAACGGGAGGAGCAACAGCAGGCGCTGCAGCCTCAGGAGCCGGGGTGCCGCCACCACGGAGTCGTGCGAGTTCTCGGTTCGCCTCCATCAGCTGATCCTGCATGTGCTTGCCAAATACCTTGTAACCTTCCATGAGGTCGGCAAGTTCCACAATGCGCTCCGCAGCAGATCCCTTCTTCGGTGCGGGCTGAGTCGGCGCCTCCTCTTCGGCGGCCGGTTCACCCGTCAGGTCCGTGTTAGGGTCTGGTTCGCCGCTGGGATCGGCGGTGACGGGGGATGAGGCCGTCAAGTCATCCGAAGTCCCCTCACCCGATACGGTCGGGTCGCCGAGATTACCGTCCTCATCGATGACGACAGGGGAGTCATCATCGCTTACGACGGCCGGGGCTGCGGCTGCAGCAGGAGTACCACCCGGCGTGGCGTCAACTTGCCCGGCGGCGACGGCAGCTACTGCTGCGGCGTCTGCGGCCTTGGCGGGAGTAGCGCCACGAAATGGACTGACTTTGTCGTCAATCTGCTTTTGTGGCTGCTTCTCGTATTTTTCTAGGTCCTCTCGGCTGAAGGGCATATCAATCTCCAAAAAATCACGCAATACGCTTGCGCGAGGCGTAGTCTCACCAGACTGTTGTGTTTACTCTTCGTCGCCGTCGTCGGCGTCTTCGTCATCCTCAAAATCGTCGTCCTCGTCCTCTTCGTCGTAGTCCTCTTCGACTACGGGCGCGCCGTTCAGGGCGCAGCAGGCCGTACCGTACGTGCGGAAGTCACCCTTGCCACAGTACAACTCTCGGCCGCGGCTATCCGGGGCGATAGCCGGGGACGCGTACGGGCACCGATGGCACCCGAACCCTTTTCCGTTCTTCGCGACGCCGTAGTTAGCGACTTCGGCGTCCTTCTCACGAAGCATCATCTCCGGGTCGCCTGCGCACAGGTTCTCCCAGTCGGCGCAGCTGCCGGCGGCGCGGTCAATCGTGACTTTCACGATCAGGCACTTGTCGCCGATGGCCTGATTGCAGCGGCCGCAGTTGTAGTCGCCGCGCTCATCGTACGTGCGCGTGT